GCCAGCCCGTCGAGGGCTTCCGGTTCGCCCAGGGCAGCAATCTGTGGCTCTACACGTCGGCCGACCGCGCGATCACGCTGCCTGCGGGGGTGTTCGCGCCTGAGGCCATCACCCGAAGCGAGCTCGACTTCTCCCAGGAAGACACGGGCGAGACGATCGACCTGACGCTGCCTCGGCCGAGCCCCGTGGCCGCCCTGTTCATCGGTGACCTGCCGTCCACCCCGGTCTGGGTAACCGTCTACCGCGCCCATCGCGGCGAGGAGTCCCTCGCGGTCACGATCTTCAGTGGCAAGGTGATCCGCGCCCGCTTCGAAGAGTCCGAGGCCATCCTCACCGGAGCGAGCCTGATGGCCATGCTGGCGCGCACGGTGCCGATCCTGGCCATGCAGACGCCCTGCAACCACGTGCTCTACTCCGCCGCCTGCGGCGCTGACCCGGGGGTGTACCGCGACCAGGTCTCGGTCACGTCCGTTACGGGCGCGACGGTGACCTCGAGCGGGTTCGCCCTGCGTCCTGATCAGTGGTTCCGCGGCGGCCGTCTCGCCTCCACCTCCGGCGAAACCCGCTTCATCGTCGATCATCAGGGAAACACGGTCACCCTTATCTCCCCGATGCCCGGGCTGTCGTCCCTCGACCAGGTCTGGGCCTACTGGGGCTGCGATCACCTCGAGGCCACCTGCCAGAACAAGTTCAACAACCTGATCAACCATCTGGGCTGGTCGCGCCTGCCGGGCCGCAACCCCTTCTCCGGGAGGATCGACTGATGGCCTTCTGGATCATGGCCCTGGTCTACATCGTCGGCACGGTCCTGTACGAGGTCCTTCGCCCCAAGCCGCAGTTCGACAAGCCGACACCGTCCAGCCTCGGCGACTTCCAGTTCCCCACGATCGGCGAGGGCCGGACCATTCCCGTCGTCTGGGGTACCTGCAAGCTCTCCGGCCCGATGGTCACCTGGTACGGCGACCTGCGAATCCAGGCCATCAAGGAGAAGGTCAAGACGGGGCTGTTCTCCTCCAAGGAGATCACCACCGGCTACAAGTACTACCTCGGCGTCCAGCTGGTGCTGTGCAGCGGCGAAATCGACGAGGTCCTGCAGATCCGGTTCGATGACCGCCGCCCTCCGGCCGGCTACGCCCACACGCCAGACGTCACCCAGATCAGCATCAACGCGTCTGGCTTCTTCGGCGGCGAGGACTCCGAGGGCGGAGTCCAGGGCAGTGTCTACGTCTACCGTGGGACCGCGACCCAGCCCGCCGACTCGTACCTCGAGGCCCGGATCGGGGAGAGCCTGCCTGCGTGGCGGCGCGTCTGCTACGCCGTGTTCCGGCGCGTCTACCTGGGGACGAGTCCGTACATCAAGGCCGTCTCCTTCGTAGTCCGCCGCTGCCCCAACGGCCTGGGCCTGACCAATGGAGCCGAGAACATCGACGGCGACGCCAACCCGGCGGCCATGATCTACGACATCCTGATCTCGCCGGCGTCGGAGAACGGCCTCGGGCTACCGGTGGGGTTCCTGGATGTGGCCGCGTTCCGCTCGGTGGGACAGACGCTTGCGACCGAAGGTCTCGGGCTTTCGATGCTGCAGGATCGCGGCACCACGGCGAAGGACCTCGTACTCGAGATCCTGCGCCACATCGACGGCGTCATCTACGTCGAGCCCACGACCGGGCTTCTGACGATCCGGCTCATCCGCAACGACTACGACCCCGAGACGATCCCCGAGCTCGATGTGGACTCGTGCACGGTGAAGTCCTTTGCTCGGCCGTCATGGGGCGATCTCAAGAACTCCGTGCGCATCGGCTACGTGAGCCGCGATGCCGGATTCATCGAGAAGACCGCTCAAGCCCAGGACCTGGCCGGGATCGAGGTCCAGGGCGGCGAAGTCTCGCTCCAGGACCTCACCCTCCGTGGGCTGTCCAACGCGACGAATGCCCAGCAGGCGGCCGCCCGGTCCTTGGCTGCCCTGGCCTATCCCTTGGCCACGACCACGATAGAGGCGGACCGCTCGGCCTGGGCGTTCCGCCCCGGGGCAGTGTTCAAGCTCATCTGGGATCCGTTGGGCATCAGCGGCATGGTCTGCCGGGTGGTTCGGGTCGGTACCGGCCGCCTGGACTCGGGCAAGATCGAGATCGAAGCGATGGAGGACGTCTTCGCTGTCGACTGGACGGGATACTCAACACCGCCGGACTCCGGCTGGCAGGACCCCTCTGGCGATGTCCCGGCGCTGACTGCCCAGGTAGCGCTGGCCGCGCCCTACGAGGCGGTGAAGGACTACGGTAGCCTGGCGGCCGACGTGCAATTGGCCATCACGCTCGCCGCAGCAGGGGTAACAGGGGTGTCGCTCGGATACCGGGCCTACGTCTCAGACGGATCGGGCGGATGGGCGCCACCGGTCGACGTTCCGTTCTTCACGCCGTCAGGAGTCCTCAGTACGGCGATCGACGAGTTGACCAGCGAGATCGTCGTGGCTTCGGGCCTGGACACCGACCTGGTCGAGGCAGTCAGCGCGCCTGACTTCTCCCTTGGCGTCAATGTCGCCTGGATCGTCCACGACGGCGTCGAGGAGTTCATCGCGTTCCAGAACGTTGTGCAGGGGGAGAGCTACATCACGCTGCAGGTCGTCGCCCGAGGCTGCCTCGACACCGCGCCGACGGCGTTTCCCGCCGGCACGCGCGTTTGGTTCATCTCCTACGGCAGCCAGATCGTGAACATCCGCGGGCCGGTGCCACCGACGGTCAACGTCTACAACGACATCCGCTTCCAAGCCTTCAACAACCAGAGCGAGTTCCCGTTCACGTCTTGCCCGACATCGCAGGTCGTAGCGACCACGCCGGCGCGGTCGGCGAAGGTCTACTGCCCGACTGATGTGCACATCAATGGGGAGAGCTATCCGGCATCGATCACCGGCGAGCTGACGGTGTCCTGGTCGCACCGGAATCGGCTCGGGACGTGGAGCTACGCGGATTCGGGCAAGACCGGTTCGCCCGAGGCGGGTACCGAGTACGACATTCTGGTCTACGGGGAACTCGACACGCTGGTCCATACCGAGTCAGGGGTGACGGGCACAACCTGGACCTACCTTGAAGCGACCGAGATTGCCGAGTCGGGACTGGGGCGACTCAACGATCATCTGCGGGTAATCGTCAGGACGTACGGGACGGGGCGGACCCATGAGGCGATTCGGGAGGTTGAGTGGGAGTTTGACCGAAGCTGAACAGTACCCGTGGTCCGGATTCCACTTGGGTTTGCTTATTGACAGCAGAACGAACCATGGAGTATCCTGACAATATCGAGACTGAGGGGGAGAGTCTCCCGTGTCGTAGAACCTAATTTTTATCGTGTATTGCTCAGAAATACCCCTCCCCCGTTCCGACATTTTGTGGCCGACATGTTTTTCTGTTTAATCGGCCACCGAGTGACGCAGACGAACCTTGCGTTCCCGATGGGAGGGTGTGCCGTGATTCGAGCGAAAATGCGATTTTGGGTATTGGGATCGATGCTCCTTCTCCCCGCGTTGAGCATCGCCCAGGCCGGGGACGAAGTACGTATCATCTCTGTCGACGCAAATGCACTTAGTGCATATGGGCACTGGATCTCCGATGACGGCATCGTCGAATTGCGATATTCCGACGGTGTAACCTACGCTGATGGTTGGCAGATTAGCCCCGAACTTCCCCTGCATGATCTTGGCTCCGCCCCGCCGTCCGGCATCACCGACATGGCGAACGTGAGCCCCAAACGGAAAGTCGTACTCCAAGTTTGCGTAATGCGAGACAGCATGTTCGCGGCTGGAGATTCGCCGGAGGCTGTGATCGCCGCATGCAAAGACGCACTTCGCAAGTCAGGGATGGTCGATCTTTCCGCTACTTGCGATACCGGCGAAAAAATCGAAGGCGGAATTCGACGCGCCGGAGGTCCGAACTACGACATCTTTTGGGTCGATTACCCACCCAGTACAATGTGTCTGGGCAAACAAGAAATGCCTCCTAGCCCGGAGAACTTGAAGGCCGTTCGCGAGCGACAGTCCCATGGCTTGTTTCTGGCGCTGGCTGCGCACCTCGAAGCCGGCAACATGTATCTCATCTCCTCCTACCCGCTGCCTACAGGAGCGTTCATCCCTCACGCCAATCGAGACGCGGTTGCAGCTCTGCTTCGCAAGTCTGCGAAAGCAGCTTCGCCGATTACCGCCGAGACTTGGCAAAATGGCGATTTGGTCGGCTATGGCTTCGCCGAGCAGGCGCGAAATCCCCTTCCGCTCGATCGCAAGGGGGTGCGATAGCCATGCGGTGCTTGCTTGCTATATCAATTTTTCTGATGCTGGCGTCGGCGGCAACGGCAACAACTCCCGGCGCCAAGACGATGTACATCTGGAATCCTGCATCCTATGAGTGGGACATCAGCCCGGTGTTGACAAGGATCAGTCCAGCCACCACAGCCGGGTACGCAGTCACCTACACCAGCGTCCCGGTGCACTATTCCGAACAAGGGACGGTGCCGGCTAATTGGGTTCGTGACGGCGTGCTTGGAGGCAACCACGGCGTTTTGATGTTCACAGGCCTACACGGCCACGGACATCCAGGTGAGGAGTTATTGGGTGTCTGGTACTACGAAGATCAGCGCGACAATGATCTCGCCGCAATGAATGCCCAGAGCAACGTGTATAAATCCTTCGACAGCTATTTCATGGGCATCACAATTACCGACTCAGGCGCTGCGGGACAGTTTTCGAACAACACAACCCTCGTCTTTGACGACGGGTGCAGCGGATACGGGTTCATCGACGGCTTGGGCGCCACCAGCTACTGCGGATGGTCGAGCACTGTTGACCTCACTGTCGCCAATGACGAAACCACAAGCCTGTTCAGCTCGATGTGCAATTTCAAGAGCGACCTTAACACCGCTACAATGTTCATCACCATGGAAGCCGGCGGCGACCTAACCCTCAAGCTGGTCGAAAACCTAGCTGCCGAGTTCTTCGGAGCCAAGTTCGTCGGTGATGATCTGAGCCTGACAGCCATTCCGCTACGCACCCATCACTTCGAGTTGTTCGGCGGCGACTCCCCTGACAGTCCTTTCTTGAAATTTGCGGAAGTGTATCCCCAGACCGGGTCGATGGAGATCAGTGCGGCGGTGCCTGCCGGCTACGAGTGGGTGCAAGTGCAGGAGGTAGAGACAAACGGAAACGTGCGGATCGCTGCGACCGTTCAGAAGCAAGATGCGCTCGTCCGTGTCCAAGAATCGCCCCGGCAATGCGAGGCGGCCATAAGGTCGAAGCTGGAAAACCGGAAATCGGATGGTTACGAGTTTTCGAGCAAGACCTTGAAGGCAATGCCCGGCGAGGGCAAAGTCCTTCTTGCGATCTCGATCGGCGACTGGGAAACAGACATCCGGGATTACTATCTCGACTACCAGGCCGGTCGCGGATACGAGACGTATTTCGACGCCGTGGACGACTACCCTATTCCCGATCCACTTAATCGGGACGCGTTCCGCGACCACCTGCGCGACGTTGTCATTCGGGGCTACTTCGAGATGGCGCAATCCAGTGGCAAGACGCTTCTCGTTGATCTGATCGGCCGCAAGAACGATTGGGAAGTCTGGAGCGATCCTTCTTCTTGGCCTCCAGAATGGCAGTCGAAGTACCAGACCTACATGGACTACGGGTATCCGCCCGAAGGCTATCCCGAGAATGACCTAATCCCAGGGTACTACGTCCTGAGACCGGAACCGCCAGAAAGCGCTCCCGGCTACTGGGTACCGTGGGAGGCCACCGACAATCCATACAAACACATGGATGGGGACGGCATCGAGGACATCGTGCTCACCCGTTGGTCGATCACCACGTCCTACGAGTTGTTGTCACGCTGCTTGGGGGCCCAGGAGTATATCGACACAGGCCACCGCGTTCCGCACGCGTATTACGACGTCGAGATTTGGACTGGAGAGCTACCCGTCTATAGCCCGCTGGATACGGGCGATGTCATGCAGATGGCTTACGCCGCGGACGCCGCCACCCCTGCCAGCGCCAGCTTCTTCCTTGAGGCCACGGAGCCCGACCCGGGGCTGCGAAACGAAATATCGGCCACCCGGATGAATGCCGGGATGGACATGCTGATCATGTGCGGGGATGACAGCAACCCGTTGTACCCCGTGAAGCAGTTCCATGTCGCAGGCGTGGAGCCGCTATTCGACATGAGCATGCTTGATGCCGGGTCCAGAAAGCCGATTTGCGTTGCAATGTGTTGTGGATCGATCGGCAACAGTCGCACCCTGCATCCATGGCACCCTGATCCCGTGAACAAGCAGATGCTGGATTGGTCTGACCGCGGCATGTCGCTGGTAGTTGGCCAGGAATCCGGATCTTCGCATGCCACCAACCAGCGGCTAACGGTGCTCTTCTTGGAGACGCTCAACGACCCAATGAACGCCGGGCTCAGCGCTCCCGAGTGCTGGCTGCTAACCGAAGAGAAGATCCGCACCGACTATGCAGACGATGGAGCCCTGCAAGCCGCGCTGACAACTTGCGGCATCGAGGGCCCATCCACGATGCCATATCTAGCCACCGGCAATGTGTCTGCAGTTGGGGATGAGATTCCAACGTTGACCTCGTTGCGACAGAACTATCCCAATCCCTTCAACCCATCAACGATCATTCACTTCAGCTTGGGGCACCCCGGTAACGTCAGACTGCGGATTTATAACGCGCGCGGTCAGCTCATCCGCACGCTGGTTGACGGCGTTTTTCAATCGGGTCCACAAGACGTCGAATGGAATGGCCAAGACGATGGACGCCGGGACGTTTCAAGTGGGGTCTATATGTATCGCCTCGACGCAGACCGGGCCACTTATTCAGGAAAGATGATGTTGGTCAGGTAGCTGGTGCACTTCGTCGGGCGTACTGGACCAGGTTGATCTGACCAGGTCGTGCAGGTTGAACGTGCGCCAAGATCAACTCTACCTGGGCGGCGACATGGAGGATCCCATGCCGGGATCCTCACGGTAGCGAAGCTGATGTTTCAAGCGAGGAGGTTTCGAAGTGAGGCGAACGATATGTATCATCGCTACTGTGATAGCGATGGTCGCGCTTGGGTCTCTTGCCCATGCCAGGACCCCCGATGTGACGCAGGCGGTATGGCAGAGCCCCAGCGGCGCGACTACGACTTTCGGCATGTTGGACACCGGAGGGAGCATTTACGCTCATTGGGACCCGAGCGACCTCATTGTGCGGGTCTGTGCCGGTGGAGATGATCCTCCCCCGCCGCCGCCGCCGCCGCCGCCGCCGCCGGAGGAGAAGACCTGGAGTGAGATCAAGGCAATGTACCGATAGCATCAGCCAGGGGCGGGGCCGCGCGACACCGCCCCGCCCCTATAGCCTGCCCGAATGCGCCACAAGAAGGTTCCGAATGACTTCGCGCTCAATCCGACTCCTAATCATCTGCACCAGCGCCACCTTCATTAGTTGGGCTAGCCCGGCACTTGGGGAAAGCTCGAATGCGAATGTTATCTCAGCTGTTTCACAGTGGACCAGGCCCTATGACGTCGATCTATCCATCGGCTTTTTGGACCCTGAGGCGAATTCGATTCCCGAAGAGTTGTACGGCGTTGCCATAGCGAACGACGGCGCGATTCTTGTCAGTGATCGCATCACTGATGCGGCGATCCTGATTGATCCGCATGGGACTACTTCTGCCGCCCTAGGACAAGCCGGAGAAGGTCCTGAAGACCATCGTGAACTCGGGGGGGCGCTCTTTCTCGACAACGGAAGCTGCGGTGTCTTTGATAGCTCGTTCGCAAAAAAGGTCGTCGTTTTCGAACGAGACGGCAGTTACGCATCCACTATCTACTTGGGTGGCTATCGGCAGTATGTCCGGCTTCTACGCTGTGAGGATGGATATGTTGGACTCGCCGTGGCCCCCAGGGCTAACAACTCGGGCGGGCTCTCCCTTGCGGTTGGTATCGCCAGTTTTTGGCCGAATGGAGCGGTACGCGACACGCTTCAACTGGTGGATCATGAATTGCCCCCGCCTGACCCCAATGTCAGGATGAAAGAAGAAGACTTCGAGATAATCCCGAAGATCGCGTCCGGGCCATCTGGCCGCATCTTTGTGCAGGAGGACCTCTACAAGTGGCGTATTGAGTGTTTCGATCGGGAATTGAAGTCACTGTGGACAATCGAGCGAGACGTCAGCGCACGAGAGAGAACCGCGGAAGAAACCCAGCAGCGAAGAGATCAGATGATGCAGAAGCTGACTCCAGCGAGGTGTCACCACATTATTCGCCAGATGATCGCGAGGGACGACGGGGCGCTTTGGGTACGCTCCGACGGTCAAACCGAACCGCCCGGACAGCTTCGCTTTTCTCGATGGAATGCAGAAGGTAAGCGGGAAAGCGACGTATCCATTCAAGGATTGCCGCACGTTGCTGGGCGAGTAATCATCGAGGGAGATTGGCTGTTCTGGACCCGCCCCGCGGACTGGGAGTTGGAGGAAGGCCAATATGCAGGCCAACCCTATATGGCACTGTACCGGCTGATGCGCGAGGATCCTCGATGATCGTGCGCGGCCCACGGAGGCATCGGGCCCTTGTCCTGGCGAAACGCGGCGGTATTTGCGTCCTACTGACCCTCCTCGTTTGGCTAGGGGCTTGCGGGGAGGATTCGCCTGTCGCTCCAACCGACAATTCTATCCGGATACCGGCAGTGAGTATTTCGGGCGTAGGAAGTAGCCGAGTGGGCTCCGTCGAACTCAAAGACGGAGTAGGATTCTGTGATATTGATGGAACCCACGTCCCGGCAGCCGTCTATTGGGCTCAAAGTTGGGACGCATATGGCCTAACCGTCTTTCATGTGATTGCACCGACCGTGGGCGAGTTGCATGTACTCTACGTTTACAGCGTCACGGACACCCTCCAGACGATCTGGCACGAAAGCTATACACACCCTCTTGCATACGAGAACGCTTCCGGCATCGCTTCTTACGACGGCCACCTCGTCGAATCCACGCCGAACTTGCAGTGTCTCGGAGAAGCTCCCAACGAAAACCAGCTGGTAGACGGGGTCACGATCACTGGGCCTCTGCTGAATTGGGGCGCCGGATCTGGAACGATCGAGATCGAACAGCGGGAATACGGGTGCTATCCGTTTCAACTAGTGGATTGCAGCGATTGCGGCACTACCGCAACTGACGGATGGTTTGAACTCCACTCGGTTTTCCGCGGCCCTCAGGATCAGATTGAGTTCGGGATTCTCTACCTCTTCGTTGAAGACCCCAGACATGTGATTCTCCACCACCGGATCCAGCTCTGCGATCTATGGTTGGGACCATCGACGACCTACGAGGCAGACTGGTCCATTGCGGCGCCTGCTGTGAATTCTAGGTTTCATCCGCGTTTGTTCAGCCTGGCAGTCCACCCGTAGTCTCGTGTTCGAGTTGAGTCCACCGTCTTCGCCTCCCCTGGCTCCTTAGATACTGAATCGGCCATATTGTCCACCCAGACCCCCGGTCTCGGGAGCCGCATCCTTCCTCGATTCTTCGCGAATTCCTCCGGCCTCGAACGTCGCACGGTAACGACAGGTCCCGAGGAGGACCTTGTCCCCATCTTGGCCTCTCACCCCCCCTTTATCCTTTGAAGGGAGCACGTCCCCGACACATCCACACGGGACGGGGTAAGTAAAGCATAGAGGCCCAACGAGAGGACGAGGGTGATCCGTTCCGAGGCACTGGCTGCGGGCCGCTTCAAGCGCGCCCCCGATCGCTGGCAGACCGAGTTCGGCCGCTGGGTGGCCGACTTCGGCGTGCCCCGCATCGTCGCCGGCCTGGCCCACGACCCCGATCTCCGTGTCACCAATCAGGCCGTCTACGAGTGGCTCCAAGGCCATGCCCCGCACCCGGCCCGCGCCATGGCCCTCGTCGAGATGTCGCGGGGCCGTCTCACTCTGGAGGCCATCTACGAGCATAGCCGACAGGTCAAGCAGTCCGAACGCGACCCCGGAGGACCGCGATGAGGATCGACCTACAGATCGACTCCGCCCCGCTCGTCCTGCGCCTGCAGAACGGCCAGCGCCGCCTGGCTTATGCCGTGGTGAACGCCATCAACAACACGGCCAAGCGCATCCAGGCCGTCGAACGTCGGCGCGTCGAGGAGGAGTTCACGATCCGCAAGAAGGAATTCATCCGGCGCCAGGCCGCGGTCATCAAGCCGTTCGCCAACGTGAAGCAGGGCCGCCCCTATGCTGAGATCGGAGTCGGCCAGAAGCCCCGTCTGCTTCTCTCCGCCTTCGAGCGGGGAGCCGAACGCAAGCCGTTCACCCAGGGTGCCCGGCGCGTGGCCGAGCCCGTGGTCGGCGGGCCCGCGCGTCCGCGGTTCACGCAGCCCGTCCCACCCGAACTGCGGATCAGGAAGCTGCGCTTCGACCGCACCAAGACGGGCCGTCGCCGGGTCGGTGTCACCCGCACGAAGACCTACCTCGTCCCCGAGGTCGGGATCTTCCAGCGCGTTGGTCCCGCGGCCACGCGCCTGGTCTACGCCTTCACACGCGGCAAGAAGCTCGAGCCCCGCCTGCGGTTCGTCGCTACGGCCAAGAAGGAGTCCGACCGCTGGTTCCGCGAGGAGATGGAGAAGGAAGTCCTCAACACCATCACGCGGGCGAAGGGACGGGGCCTGTGAACCCGAGAAGCCAGCACGCTCTGCTACGTCGGCGGAGCACCACAACCATAACTGACGATGCCATAGGTACTTCCGGCGCTATCCACCGCGGGTGCCGGCGACCTCGGTTCACGTAGCGTGGGAGAGTCATGAAACAAGTTTCCACCGACACCAAGTGTTCCAGTTCGGCCGAGTCCAAGAAGGCCGCAAACGCGCCAGACACGGCCCCCAAGGCCGATTCCGCGCGTTCTGAGTCCCCGGTCATCCTGCCCGGAAAACTGGAACACTGGAACATCGACCGGCTCCGCCCTTACGAGCGGAACCCCCGGACCCACAGCCCCGAGCAGATCACCAAGATCGCCGCCAGCCTGCTCGAGTTCGGCTGGACCAACCCCATCCTGGTCGACGGCGACGCCGGCATCATCGCCGGCCACGGCCGGCTCCTGGCCGCCCGCGAGCTGGGCATGACCACGGTCCCGGTGATCGAGCTCACCCACCTGACCGAGGCCCAGAAGCGAGCCTACGTCATCGCCGACAACCGCCTTGCCCTCGATGCAGGATGGGACGAGGACCTGCTGGCCGAGGAACTGAAGGCCCTCGAGGACCTCGACTTCAACCTCGAGCTGACCGGCTTTGACCTGGACGAGCTGCACGATCTGCTCGACGACGAAAGTGTCGAGGATGCGCCCGCCCCGGAACCTCCCGAGGAACCCACCAGCCGGCCGGGAGACCTATGGGTCCTGGGCAACCACCGCCTGCTGTGCGGCGACAGCTGCGATCCCGAGTCGGTCGATCGGCTGCTGGGCGGCCAGAAGATCCACCTCGTGAACACGGACCCGCCCTACAACGTGAAGGTCGAGCCGCGGTCCAACAACGCCATCGCCGCCGGCCTGTCCAGCTTCCCACCGTCCACCAAGAGCGCCGTCGAGGCCTCGGACGCCAAGGGTATGCACCACCAGGGATTCGACCTCGCTCGGCACAAGACCAAGTCGAAGCCCACCGGAAAGATGCGCCCCAAGGACCGCCCCCTGGCCAACGACTTCGTCTCGGACGAGGCCTTCGACGAGATGCTCATGGCCTGGTTCGGGAACATCGCCCGCGTGCTGCAGCCGGGGTGCTCGTTCTACATCTGGGGTGGCTACGCCAACTGCGCGAACTACCCCCCGGTGCTGAAGGCTTGCGGCCTGTACTTCAGCCAGGCGGTCATTTGGGTGAAGGAGCACCCCGTGCTCACCCGCAAGGACTACATGGGTAATCACGAATGGGCGTTCTACGGTTGGCGGGAAGGGGCCGGGCACAAATTCTACGGTCCGACCAATGCCGTCGATGTCTGGGCGGTCAAGAAGGTCAACCCGCAAAGCATGGTCCATTTGACGGAGAAGCCCGTCGAGCTCGCGGTGCGCGCCATCCAGTACTCGTCGAAGCCCGGCCAGAACGTGCTCGATCTGTTCGGCGGCAGTGGCTCCACCCTGATGGGCGCCGAGCAGACCGGCCGCCATGCCTTCCTCATGGAACTCGACCCCGCCTACACCGACGTGATCGTGATGCGTTGGCAGGAAGCCACTGGCAAGAAGGCCACGCTCGACGGTGACGGCCGGACGTTCGACGAGATCGCCGCCGACCGCAGGGCCGACCGGGATGAGTAGGCGGTGGCCAGGGGAGCGAAGAAGGAGCTGATCTCCCAGCGCGAGTACGCCCGCAGGCGCGGCGTGACCCACGTCGCGGTTCAGCGTGCCGTGAAGGCAGGCCGGATCTCGACCGTGAACGGGAAGATCGACCCTGCACTCGCCGACCAGCAGTGGCACGAGAACACCGACCAGAGCAAGCCGCTCAACCGGATCACCGGCAATCCCAAGCAGTCGCGGCCACCGGGCGAGCCGCCGGAGCCCATGGACATGGGCGGAGCCGATGAGATCGTCGGCGGTCCGTCGACGGCCACCGGCTATGCCAAGGCCCGCGCCGCTCGAGAGCTGTACCAGGCGCAGCTCGCCAAGCTCGAACTGGACCGCAAGCGCGGCACCCTCGTGCGCGCCGACGAGGTGCGCCTCGGCGCATTCAACATGGCCCGCAAGGCCCGCGATCAGTTGCTCGCCCTGCCCGAGCGCCTGGCCTCCGTCCTGGCTGCTACAGAGGAGCCCGCCGAGGTCCAGCGCATCCTCGAGGAAGAGATCGAGCGGATCTGCCAGGAGATCGCGGATGCAGAACGGCCGTGACACCTACGAGACCGCCTACCGGGCGGGCTGGCGGCCGGAGCCGCGGCTGACGGTCAGCGAGTGGGCCGACGAGCACCGCGTGCTGGGCAACCGGTCAGGCCATGCCGCGGTGCACTGGCACACCGACACGACACCGTACCTGCGCGAGATCATGGACGCCCTGGGTCCGCGGTCGCCGGCCCGCCGGGTCGTCTTCATGAAGGGCTCGCAGCTGGGCGGCACCGAGGCGGGCAACAACTGGCTCGGATACGTGATGCACCACGCGCCCGGGCCGATCCTCGTCTTGCGCCCCACCGTAGACGAGGCCCGGCGGTTCAGCCGGCAGCGTCTCGATCCCATGATCGCCACCACGCCGGTGCTGCGCGAGCTGGTCCGCGAGGCCCGGTCCCGTGACGGCGGCAACAGCCTCCTGATCAAGGAATTCCCCGGCGGGGTGCTGTTCCTGACGGGCTCCAACTCCGCGACCGGCGTCAAGTCGATGCCGATCCGCTGGCTCTTCTGCGACGAGATCGACGAGTACCCGGGCGATGTCGACGGGCAGGGCGACCCGATCTCGCTGGCTGAGAAGCGCACCACGGGGCCCCTGTACTCGCGCCGCAAGGTATTCCTGGTCTCGACACCCACGGTCAAGGGCATCTCACGGATCGAGCGGGAGTTCCTCGCGTCGGACCAGCGGCGGTACTTCGTCCCCTGCCCGGAGTGCGGCCACTACGACTGGATGCGCTGGGAGAACATCCGCTGGCGCGACGACGACCCCAAGACCGCGGCCTTGGCCTGTGTGAACTGCGGCGTCCTGATCGAGGAGCGGTTCAAGCCGCAGATGCTCGCTGCCGGCCAGTGGCGCCCCACCGCGAAGGGCAATGGCGAGACGATCGGGTTCCATCTGTCGAGTCTGTACTCGCCGCTCGGCTGGCTGCCTTGGTCGGCTACCGTCGGCGAGTTCATCGGGGCCAAGGACAACCCGCTTCGCCTGAAGAACTGGGTCAACAGCGTCTTGGGCGAAACCTGGGAAGAGCGCGGGGAGACCGTCGACCCGGACAGTCTGCTGGCCCGGGCGGAGCGTTACGAAGCCGAGGTGCCCACCGGTGTCGGCGTGCTCGTGGCCGCGGTCGACGTTCAGGGCGACCGCCTCGAGTGCGCGGTGAAGGGATACGGCGCCGCCGAGGAGTCCTGGCTGGTCGCCTTCTCCCAGTTCCATGGCGACCCCGGGCGCGACCAGGTCTGGCTCGATCTCGACCGTTTCCTGCGGCAGGAGTTCACCCACGAGAGCGGCCAGAAGGTCCCGATCTCCTGCGTCGCCGTCGACAGCGGCGGGCACCACTCTGAGCAGGTGTACCGGTTCTGCCGCGCCCGAATCGACCGGCGCGTGTTCGCCGTCCGCGGTGGTTCCGAGCGCGGCAAGCCACTGGTCGGCCGCCCATCCGATCACAATCGCTACCGGGCGAAGCTATTCACGCTCTGCGTGGACACCGGCAAGGAGATCGTCTACTCGCGGCTGCGCATCGGGTCGCCGGGGCCCGGCTACTGCCACCTGCCCGAGTGGATTGACGAGGAGTACATCGCCCAGCTGACCGCCGAGAAGGCCATCCGCAAGTGGATCAAGAACCGCGGCACGGTCCGCGAGTGGGTCAAGACCCGCGATCGCAACGAGGCCCTAGACCTCGAGGTCTACAGCCTGGCCGCCCTCCACATCCTGGGGCCCGCGTTCGTGAAGTCCCTGCCCGAGCGCGCGGCGGCACTGGCCAACCTGCGCGAGGTGCCCGTCGCGGTCGAGCCGGAGCCGAGCATGCCTTTGCGGCGCCCCCGGGGGTGGATCGATGGCTGGCGAGGGTAGCCGAGGCCGATCCTGGCCGCAGAGAGGCCTTCAGGAACGCCGGATTCTGGCCCCATTCCGCCAATCCGTGCGCGGCCATAATGCACTGCTAATAATGCACTTACTGGTCGATTCGCCTTCCCATCCGGCCCTGAAAGCTCGTCACTGTCAGTGCGGCGGGCACGGGGCCTGCCGCCCCGAAAGGAGCACATCATGACCGTCAACGAGATGATCGAACGCCTGCAGGAGGCCGCCGAAGACGGGTTCGGCGATTGCGAGGTGCGCCTCGCCTTCCAGCCCAGCTGGCCGCTGCAATTCACCGTCGCCGGGATCGCCACGCCGGACGACGAGTCCCGCGCCCAGGGCGAACCCGACGAAGAACCCGATGACGCCGCCTCGGTGGTCTACCTCGTCGAGGGCGGCCACCCGAACGACGACTCCCCCTACGCCCCCGCCTGGGCCTTCGCCGCGGCGCAGTGAGGAGGTCGATCCCATGCCGAAGAACCATGACCGACCCGCCCGGCTGCGCTTCAGCGACGGGATGGAGTTCGATCTCTGCGGCGACCTGCGGGTCGTTCACCGGCGCGACGGCTGGTACGTCGTCGGCCGGGGGATGCTCATTTCCGTCGCCGATCGCGAAGAAGGCGACTGCACGGTCGCGCAGATGACGAACGAAGGAGGCAGCGACGATGCGCTACGGACCTGACGACAAGTTCTGGGTCGTGGTCGACCCGAAACCCCACAGCACGCTCGACGACCTCGTGTTCGAGGCCTCGTTGCGCGACCTCGATCTGCAGTTCAAAGGCGGACTGCAGATCGACGAAAACCCCAGCCTGTTCACCGACCGCCAAGAGGCGCGCCTTGAAGCCTACGGACGGTTGACCGCCATGCGGGCCGGCCAGGCTATCCTGCGCGCGGGCCGCGAGAACCCGAACACCAGGATCGACCGCGTCGAGGTCTACGGCGCGGACGGAGAACTGGTGTTCGCGGCGGATATCCCGCGGGAGGTCGACTGACATGGCAAAGACCGCGACACCCCGGTTTGGCCTGAAGTCCCATCATGTGTTCTGGAACGAGCGGGGCAGCATCGTCTGCGCCTGCTGCCACATCCCGTACCCCGGATCCGACACCTGGATCTGGGAGCGGTGGGAAGAGATCACGCCCGCTGACATGACGGAGATCGACCGCCAGGGCGGGCGCGTGGCGTGCGAGGGCTGCGGCAAGGAGCCCAGTCGGATCGTGCGTCTGGACCCGAGCGAGAGGAACTGAACCATGGCCAAGACCACCAAGAAGACCACGCGGGCCCGCAAGCCCGTGGCAGAGAAGCCGGCCACCGAGACGAAGGCCAAGTCCACGCGCGAGGAACTCTGCGTGTTCGCCTTCCGGCTGACCGAGGCCGAGCGCGACGCCATCCACAGGGCGGCCGGGCCGGCGAAGGCCTCAAAGTTCGCGCGCAACCTGCTGGTCGCCGCCGCGAACAAGGACGAGGCTGCGGTTCGGGCGATCATGAAGGAGGTCGCTGCCGAAGCCTAGCTCGCTGGAACCCGTTCTGAACCGACGACCTCTCGGCGAGCTGAGGGGTCTGTCGGCTTCAGAGCCGTTTGACGATCCGCCCCTTCCCCGTCAATGCGATATCCTGCCTGCCAGAAAACCGATTCATCATCGACCTATTTGCGACCACGCTTCGCTCGTTTTCGTTTTCCTTCTATGCGGCGCTTGCTGCCCGGGAATTCATCAGCAGTAGCATGCCTATATGACGGCTCATGCATAAGGCCAAACTTTTCCCGCACCTCACCCGCAAACTTCTCATCCTCTGCAGTCCAATCCTTTTTCTCAAGGTATACAGCATCGAAAGAGAACCCAGAGGGATCATAGATTTCGGTTCCCAAGCCGATTACAATCTGGCGTCCAGTTATGGTCGGGCTTCGAGTTACGAAGCAACGTGCTTGAAGTTCGCATTTCCTGTACTCACGACTCCAATCGCGTGGGAAAGTAGCAAAGACGTAGGCGATATCAGTCGGTGGAGACACCAAAGTGCGCGCCCCGGCTTGCTTCCGTTGAAACCAATCAACGAACGCTGCGCTCAGGAACCTACGGGAGAAGCGATTCTCAGATGCAAGAGTCCGAACGACCATCTCATTGTCTGACAATGATTGTCCCAATTCGTCGCGGACACCGAATTCTTTCGTCAAGAGCTCTATTATGTTGTCCCACCATACGCTGATTCTATCTTCTTCAACGCGAGCTATGAATTCAGGTTTTGACTGAACCTCACCCCACATGTCACCTTCAAGCAGCAACCTGTCAATATTTGGCGGCAGCTTTCTACCTCGGTGGATGTACAGAGCCAGAAGATTCTCCTCACCCTCACAAAAAATACTGCCCGGGAACTCCTCCTTTGCCTCCAGATACTCGAGAAAATCCGGAGCGGTGTCGAGTTCCCCGAGAATCGCGCGAAGAGCAACCTCATCTAATACGTGAACGTACCGGCCGTCCCGCGCACCACCCGAAAACGGAACTTCGCGACGACCACCGGCCGCTACGGCGATGAGATGTACTTGCCGATGCTCCAGCGGAGGAAGATTGATCCCGAGCGATCCGTCGCTTCGTATCACGTGAGCCATAGCTGCTAGCTGGCGCTCTGCACCATGTAGTTGCTTTGCCGACTTATCCACCGCCTTACGAATCCAGCGCTGCATATCGGTATCGTTTGGGCCATTCTCCCTTTCAGGTAGAGCAATCTCCTTTACAGAGAATATAACGACATGGTGTCCAAACACGGCGAGCACATCACAAAGCTCTTTGCCGCCAGGACGCCGCGGTGTAGCATAGCTCCAAAGCGATAGGAACGATCTACGACACAGATCGAAAACGAGCTGCTCAGATGGAGTCATCGACAAGCACCTTGCAAGGATCGTCGCGAATGCGACCTGATTCTCTCTCCAATATCCATGAACTCAGCTGCGGTCAGCTTGATCGGATGGCCTGCTTCCTTCGGACGATAGCACATAGAGTGCACTCCTCTGAAGGAAAACACCGAAAACGCGCCCGCAGGATATAGGATACCCAATGGTCGGCCTTCCGATTTCACCTTTTCACCTTTCACCCCCGGGGTCTCATACACGCGCGCGGAGACGGAGAGGAATATGCGCACGGGTGGGTGAAAGGGGAAAAGGAGAGAGAGTGTGTTTATATGTAATAAGTTACAGCATTCTTGCTTCACCCTCTTTCACCCCCTGCGAGATGGGGTGAAATGGTGAAAACGGCCTGCAACTGATTGTGAGAAAGTGGATTGTGGCTGTTGCGCCTGGAGGTGTTTCACCTTCACAAGGGGAGATTCAACGCTCGGGGCTGCGGCTCACCAACCGGTAGAAGCGCGCCGTGGTGCCGCGTGCGCAGGAGGTCCTGGTGATGATGTCCCCGCGCTGTTCCAGGGTCGTCACCAGCCCCTGGAAGGTCTTGGCGTCGATCTTCATCCGTTTCAGAAGGACGCTGTGAGAGAGCTCTCCACCGGGCGCCCCCCCGAGTTTCTTGAGGAACTTCAGGCACTCCCCCTGGAACGGATTCTCCGCCACGTGGGACTGGGCCATGAAGAGCATGCGCCGGGCTTGGTGCGAGACGAACCGCCGTGCCCACTCGACAGCCTTGGCGCCGATCTTCGGCTCGATGTGGTTCTCGCTGATCGCGTAGAGAAGGGCGAGCTTTCTCGCGTGCTCGCTGACTCGCCCCCAGACCGTTGTACCTGCCTCGTCCTCCGCAGTCTCGGCCCGCGCGTACTCGGCCTCCGCCTCGAGGCGCATCTCGATCAGGATATCCTTCGCTTCGTCCGTGTGTGGAATAACCCGCGGCTCCGGGTGCCAGTTCTCGAGGTTGCCAGTTCCGGGCTGGAAGTCTGCCCACCACTGGGCAGTCTCGAGGATCCGATCCGGCAAAGGCTTGAGCCTCGGCTCCTGCCCCGGCGACCGCCCACCGCAGTCGAGGATAATCATGCGGGCGAAGAACCCATTGGTCAGCATCCGGTCGGACAGGGCCTCGTAGTAGTGCTTCGGGATGGCGGTACCGAACACGACCAAGCAGGGCTGATCAATGGCCCCGGGTGCATCCCGGCCGGCCTTGCGACGCATGGGAAACACTGAATCGGCCGACGAGTAGATCGTCAGCATCGCCCCCATGATATTCTCGTGGCGGGCATCGCGGGCCTTGTTGATCGACTGCAGCATGCCGTCGATCTCGTCGGTCTGGAACAGCATGCAGGGCTCACTGAAGAGGGCGTCTTGGATGCCTTCACCTGATGCGAACCGTCCGCCGAGTTGGTGCGACAGCCCCACCGCGTGCAAGATCTCGGTGTTGAGCTTCCGAGGCCTGTCCTTGCCGGCTGCCGAATGCGCCAGGCCGAGCAGATAGAGATTCGTCCGGTTGTTCCCGGGGTCGCGAACCTTGCGGCCGGCGAGCGTTGCCTGGAGAGCGAGGGCGCCAGCGAAGCTCATCACCAGGTTCGGGTACGGGGCCGTGTCCATGCAGTGGTCCATGACCTCCGACACGAAGCCGGGGATCCTGAACAGTTCGTCCGGCATCGGCCCCGGGTCCTGGACATCCTGTGGCACTTCGTCTTCCGGAGTTGCGCCGTTGTCTTGGCCCCAGTGGTCCTCCACCACCGCGACCGCGACCTGGTCGGGCTCGTACCGGGCGATGCTGGTCGCGATCCGCTGGACCTCCCGGTCCTTCAGCGGCGGGCTGCAGCGGTCGAGATTGGCCCGGACCAGGGCGGCCAGGATCTCCTCCTGGCTCATCCCCACCCGGCGCATGGCCCCGCCCAGTCGCGCC